GAAGGGATCGCAGCTTTTGGAAACTTTTTCATCTGTCCTGCACTTCTAGCGCAGAATGATTTACGTCTTTTAGCAGCTTTAGATCCTGGTTTGACTTTGCCAGTGACCGCTGTTTTTAATTTAGATCCAGGGTTTTCACGTCTGTATCTTGCAACTCCAGCCTTGGTCATACCTGCACCAGACTTAGTTGATCTAAAATATTTTTTAGTTTTTGGTGGTTGTTTATCCTGTCTTCTCATTACGCTTTTTTCTTTTTAGCAAATGTTGCAGCTCTTGATGGTGTTGGACCTGTATTAGCTACAGCCTGTTTTCTTCTTACGGCACCCGCACGCTGCCCTTTGCTCATCGCTCTTGCTTTTGCAATAGGCACGCATTTTGGATAATTTTTTCTTTTTTCTCCACCACTTCTTCCACATTTCGGGAAGGAACCATCTTTTCGCTTGTTCGCAATATCTACCCAGTTTTGTTTGACCCATTCTCTAAGTCCTCCACCTTTTGAATAATAGGTCCTCACTAGACCATCCTAGTTTTTTTCTTTTTTTCTTTCATGATAGCGCCACAACCTCTAGCTACTTTACCACCGTTACTATAAAAACCTCTGTCCATCATCATTCCACCACCCATAGCTTTTTTTCTTTTCTTCTTGCCACCTGGTGTGACTTTACCTGAACATACTGCTGATGCGTACATGTTAGCATATGCTGACGGGTACACTTTAAATTTTCGCTTCGCTGCAGCCTTACCTCTTGGACACAATTTAGCCATTATATTACCTTCTTTTTAGATTTTTTATTTTTAGCTGCTGCTATAAATTTTGCTTTTGGATCTGCTGCGGTTACTTTTGGATTATTATCTAAACCATATTTAACACTTTGCATTCCTAAATCTCCACCACCTTTAAGACCTACTCTACCACCTTTAGCTTTTCTTTCTTTTAAAAGACCTTTGTATTTTTTTTTAACATCCTGTCCTGGCTCAATAGCGTGATAACTTTTACTATGTTTAAATTGAAAAGCTTTTCCAGTATCAACCATTTTTTTTCTTTCCTGTTGAGCTTCCTTCATCATTTTTTTACCAGCTTTAAGTTTATCTTCTGCTTTACCTAAAGCAGTATATCTTTTTCTATACTCTTCAGTTTTAGTTTGTTTAACTGTTTTTTTTAAATTTGGTTTTACTCCAGTAATAACTCCAGTTTTATCTTTTACAAACTCAAATGCTTTTTTACCTGGTTTTACAAAACTAAACACGCCCATTATTTTTTTCCTCCGTTTTTAAAAATCTGTGTTCCCTTTATACCATATATACTCGCGACGACAAGGATCCACAAATTTGTGAACCATGACGGCAGCTGTTGGAACTGTTCAAAGAACTCTTTTATCTTTGCAGCCGCACCCGGATCGTCCGAGAAGACCCCCCAGGCAATCACTAGTATCGGGAGCGTGAGAACGACCAACACGAACTCGTCTTTCCAGTCCGATTGTCTAGCTTCTAACAATTTGCCCTGGTATTCGCTCTCCCCACGGGCCATTTTAGAGGCATGCATGTGCTGTGCGTCAGCCATCGCCATCTTTGTTTCTTGTTTTTTCTTATAGATGTGCGTTGCCGCGTTTAAGCCTAATTTTAATGCGCTAAACCAAACCATTACACTACAATTGCAGTTTTTTTCTTGTCTGCTAGCATTCTTTTTCTGCCTCTTACTGCAACCTGTTCAGGTTTTACAATATAATTAAAAGCTCCATTAGAAACTGTAGCAGATCTAGGATCTTTTTCTAATTTTGGCTCTGGCACGTTAACTATTTTTTGTTTTTTATAGTTCATCATAGCTTTTTGCTCCTTTTTTTATTAATTATCGTCTATCATAACTTGTGCTTGTTGTACACCAGTCTTTGCAAGGCTCACACCTGCTCTTAATTTAGCTAAATCTTCGTTTTGCTCCATTTTATCTTCTGCAATATCACCTTGTTGCATTAATCTTGCTTTTGCAAGGTCAATTTGTGCTTTATCATTGTCTTTTTTACGCTCATTTTCCATTGCACGTAAGTCAACCTCTCTAGATTTTAGTTTTAACAACGGATCAGAGTCAAATTGTGACGTAATTTTCTTCTCTTCGTTCATAAATTCCTCTGTCATCTCTGCTATCAACACAGCTTTTCTTGCTTCTACTTGATTTGTTAGCATTTGTAGCTGTTGTTGTACTTGTGGATTCATTGCTGCTTGTTGTTGTAGCATCATCATCTGCTGCATTTGCTCTCTAAACTCTAATTGTACTTGCTCTTGTGCCATAATTGATATGTGCTCAAGAATATTTTTTTGAATTGCAGCCATAACCACAGGATTATTTCTAACCATGTTAGTTGACATAAAATTTAAGTGAGCAGTAATGTGTGCTCTGTGATCTTGACCAGGAAAAGCTTGAAAAGGTTTACCAGCTAACGCATTTATGTGCTCCATACTTGGATCCATAGGTGCATTTGGTGCTGGTGGTGGTAAAACTGCATCTACATTTTTAACACCAATTGCTTCGTACATGTTTCTGTACACTTGATACAAGTTATGTATTTGTGGTTGTGATGTTGCAAGTTGTAGCTGTGTTTGTGCAAGTGTAATTCTCTGACTCATAGAAAATATATTTGGATCTGCAACAGGTACAACATCTACTCTTTGATCAAAATCTGCTTGTTTAATATTTCTTTGTCCACCAACAACATCGTATGGATATTCTGGTGGTAAATATTGTGCAACTACTTTTGCTAAAATTCTAAACTCATCTTTCATGGCTGCATAACATCTTTTATGTATTGCGCTCATGACTCTTGAACCTCTTTCTAACAATGCAATTGTAGTTCCTACAGCAGCATTTTGTTTTGTTTCACCAACCTGCATATCAGCTATTGCTGCAAATCTTTGACCTGCTTGCACAACAACACCTAATAGTTGTAATAATGTTGGTGATGGTTCTTTATAGGGTAATGGAAAAAATGCATCTCTTAAAGATCCACCTGGTGCATCTACATCTTTAAATTCACCTGGTTGTATTGGTGATGCTTCGTCTCTAACTCTTACACCTCTTTGTTTAAATCCTGCAGGTAAGTTTGCTAATGTTCCTGCGTCAAGCAATTGACGGAGAGCCGTTGTTGCTGTACGGCTCAATCCGCCAATCATGTGAATGAGTCCAAAGCCATAAAATCCAAGTCCTGGCAGAAATTTGAAGTGGACAAAATATTGAATTTTATTTTTCTTTAGATCATCGGGCGCATAGTTCCTTCTAATAGAAAGAACTGTTCGGCTACCTTCTTCGACTGTTACGATGTAAGGTAATTTTATTCCAGTAGGTCCTTCAGAGTTTACATCTTCGAACCCCTCTAAATCTAAATTAACGTGACACTCTAACAAAGTATAAACTGATTCTTGTTTACCAGTTTTTTTAGTGCCATCTAATTCTCTTTCTTTTTTTTCTAATTCGTTTCTTTCAACATTAGACGGTGGTGCTAATTCTACATCTCTATAAAAACCACTGACTTGTTGTTTTCTTAATTCGTTTTCTGACATTTTAACTGTATGTATAACAGCCTCTGCATCTTCAATTGATGTTGCAGTATAAGGCACAACCAATTCGTCTGCTGGTACAAATTTAGATACAGCTCTACCTAGTGGAACATCATAGTAAACTTTTTTAAATGTAGATCCTGCGAGAGGTAAATGAAATAACATAGAGTCAAACTCTTCTTCGTATTCTTTCATTTGATCCATCACAAGATAGTTCATAAAATCTTTTACACGTTGTGCTTGTTGTTCTGTTGCAGGATTTTTAACACCTATGATTTGTGTTCTTACTGGTCCATCACTTGGTAATAATTCTTTATATGCTTGTGCTTGAAACTGTGTAACAGCTTCTGCTAACACTGGGTGAGTTGCACCACTTGCTCCTTGAAACGGCTCTGTTCTATTTTCGTATTTAAATCCTAAAAGATCTAAACCTTGTTTATATGAATTTTCCCAATCTTTTCTTGATGCTTTATAGTCCATGTAGTTTTGAACCATTTCATTACCAATGGGATCTAAAATATCATCAGGTAAAATATCTGCTAAATTATCAAAGTGGTTTTCTGTTCCAGGTATATTTATAGCTCCCGGTTCAAAATCTATTGTTGCGCCGCCGTCTTCTTCTGGAATGACCTCTACGGGTCCTTTTTCTGGTGTTTCTTCCTGAACATTAACTTCTTGTAATTCCTCTTCAGAAGGAATTTTTATTTCAGTTCTAGTGTTCGGGAGTCCCTTATCGATTTCTGCCATTTATACTCCTATGTGTTAGTACCACGTTTCATTAATGATGACAACCCCCGTGAATTAGGGCCTGCTTCTGGTGGTGGACCTGAGTCTACACCAGCTAATTTTGCTATACCACCTCCTGCTAAATTAGCTACCCCACCGGCATCAGCTATGTTTTTAAACTGTTTACTGATTATTGCATCTTGTACACTTTTATTAAAAAGGTTTCTTAACTCATCATAAGCTACATCTTCATTGTATCTCATTTCTCCCTCTCCAGGTTTTTTTTGTTGCATACCAAGACCTAAAGTGTAGGGACTGTATACACCTTCTCCAGCCAAAAATGCATCTATTTCCTCGTTACTTAAATCTTTACTCGCTAATTCATCTGCATACAAAGCATCCATTTGTTTTTGTCTCTCTTTTAATCTCTGTTTATCAGCCTCTTTACTCTGAGCCATGAGTGGTACACCAAAAATAGTTTTACCCTTTCTTTCACCACGTTTTGCCATCGCAAACTCTAATCCTCTTTGACGATTAAAAGGTGTATCTTCTAACATAATTTTTGTGCCATCTGGCATTTCTCTTTCTAATAATTCTTTTTTAATTTCTTCTTGTTTATCTACTTGTAACTCAGGACCTAAAATATATTTATTTGTTAATGAATCAGCAAAAGCTTGTTTAACAGGAACACCTTTATCCATTGTATCGTAAAGAGATAAACCCACATCCAAAGCAATTTCACTCGCTATTGCAATGGGGCCTAAAGCACCTTTTATTAATCTACCTGCTGTAGAAACTTTATTACCAAATTTAAGCAATTTAGCTTTTGCTGCATCATCTCCAGCATTTGATTTTACAATTAATTCATTTAAAGATTTTTCATATGCTTTTGGATTCATACAATTAATACCAGTAGAAAGTTGACACTTGATTCCTAATTGTTTCATAAAAGGTATAAGACCTTTTACCTGACCTTGTTTTACTCTAGTTTTTATTATTTCTTTAATATCAATTTTACCAATTTTACCTTTTTCTGCTTGTTGCCTAACTATACTTTTAAATTTTTGTTCATCTCTTAAATTTAAATTTGTTAAATCTATTGCATCTTTTGATACTGGCATGCCACCAACTTTTTTAATTATCATTGGCTCATTGCCAATTGGCAAACCATATTCATCTCTCGGTAAAGTAAACTGATTAAATCCTACGTAACCTTTATATTTTTTTGGTAAGTCATCAATTGCACTGTTTACAATTTTTTCTGCTTGAGCATTAAGCTTATCAGATCTTTCCATGTACTGTAGCGCAAGCCCTTCTTGTTTAGCATTCATAGCCTCTAATGCTAGTTTATTATTTTTTCTAATAGCAGCAGATATTCTGTTTAAAGTTTTATTAGTTTCACCACCTATTTTAGAATTAATTCTTTGGTTGATAATTAAAACATCATCTGACGTCAAAGGCACGCCACCCTCAATCTGTCTTACATGATGATATTGAAATTTTCCTTTTCCTTTTGCTTTAGTAGGGTCGGTTTCTTTTAAACTAGCTTGTCTTTTTTTTTCTGTTTCTGCTTTTTTTGTAGGATCCGAACCTTTAGGTGGTTCTTTTTTAAAAGAACCAGATAAATTATATTGTCTTAATCTATCTGCAATAATATTTTTAGTAAAAGATTTATTATCTTTTGTTTTATAATCTTTTAATATTTCTACAAACTGATTATATGTTTTATCTTTGTTTGCATTTACTAATTTAATAAAATCATCTTTACCTATTTGATTTTTTTTAAGTTTACCAATTCCTCCAGTTCCACCTGTCACTTGTCCCTGTCTAATATTAGATCTTTCAAATTGTTTTAAAGATTCCCAAAGATCAATCCCTGTTTTGCCGTACTTTTTGCTGTATACTTTTTCAGTTATCTCTAATTGTTTTTTAGTTGGTGGTTTTATATCTTGCTTATATCCCTG